TTCCCCTGCCGTTGTTTTTAATCCGGATAATTTTCCAGTAATTCCGTTCCCCATCTCCTTAAGTCCATTCTCTCCAAGTCCTTTAAGTTTAGATGGCAAATTCTTTATCGCATTAAGCAACCCATTATATGTATTTGTCATAGCTACAACTGCTGTACTTTTTGCAGCTACAATACCGTTTTTAATACCTGTAATTAAACTTTTACCAAGTGATAACCAGTTATACGCTGTAAATACATTAACCATAGCTACTATAATTTGTGGAATACTCGCAATAAGAGTAGGGATTGCTTGAATCAATCCTTTAATCAATATCCCAATAAGTTGTATGCCTGCCATCAATATTTTAGGTGCATTGTCATTGATTGTATTTGCAATATTGCTAACAATCTGTGGAACATTTTTGATTATGTCTGGAAGTGAATTAGCAATACCTTTTGCAAGATTCAACATAAGATTTAGACCAGAATCTACTAATTTTCCTGCATTTCTTCTTAAGTTTGCAGTAAAACTCGTCAATGCTGATAATCCCTTACTAATAAACTGCTGTGTCCCATTTGTAATACCTTTTGCCAAGTTATCCATAAAAGACACACCAAGCTGTGTTAATGCCGTGATTGCTTTTCCTGCAACAGATATTGCACTAACAAATATTCCAACCCAATCAATAGATGTTAATAATGTTGCTAATTTTGTGCCAAGCTGTGACCAGTTTGTTGTAGTAAGTGCATTATCTAATGTTGTTAATATTCCTAATGCTAATCCAGATAAGCTTGTACCAATAGACTTAACATCTATCTGGTTGATCGCACCATTCAAAAATCCACCTATTGACGTTCCTATTTTTGCCCAGTTAAGAGTATTTACAGCTCCCTCTAACATTTGAAACGGAACATTTATTTTATTCGCAAACAACCGCCCAACATTATTCCAATTCACTTCATTGAATAAGCCGTTGATACCTGTTGCAATTTTTGAACCAAGATTTTTCCAATTGATTCCCTCTATCAACAGATTCAGTGTGTTGACAATTGTATTAATACCTGCACCTACAGTACGTCCCATTAAATCCCAGTCTATGTGATCAACAAGACTATTGAATGTCCGTGTAAATGCGTTCACAAAATATGTAATCTTCGGACCTACATTATTCCAATTGATAGCATCATAGATTTTTTGCAATCCTTTATTGATGCCAGATGCAATGTAAGCTCCAAGTCCCTCCCAGTCCTCTTTTTTTATGAGGTTCTTAATCTTCTTAGCAATGTCCGCAATAGAAGATTCAATAGGAACTTTCTCAAACATATCTCCAATGGATGGTCCCGTGTATCCGCCACCACCTCCGCCACCTGTTGATGGCGTTGAGTTTGAACTAGGTGTATTGTCTTTTTCTTTCTGATACTGTCTGATTTCGTCCAGACCAGAAAGATATGTCTGCATCTCTTTATTTGCTTTTTTTGTTGCATTTGCGTTTTTCTTTGTAGACTTCGCTGCACTATTAGAACTCTTAGAAGTCTTTTGCAACGATGCAGCATAATCTTCTTGTACAGCTTTTGCTTTTGTAAAAGATTTCTGTCCTGTCAGTGCTGCTATGAACATACCTACATAAGTAATCGCTCTTGACAGCATATTTATAAATGCCGTTAATATAGGTGCTACTACAGACAGTATTGGTGCAAATGCTGTTGCTAAACTGTTTTGTAACTGAGTTAATGCTGACATCATAGAAGATATCGAAGCATTAGTAGCTGACGAATACTGTGCAAGGTTATTGATGCCTGTCATGATTCCACTGTTAACTTTAGAAATCATTCCAAAAACGGTAGAATATAATATACTCATACCGACCATTCGACCAATAGAAAAGCTTGCATTATTAGCACTGTTTGTAGTGCTTGTAAAATTCTGTGCTAGTCCTGTCAGACGTTTTCCAAGACCAGATACAACTCCACCCATTCTACTAAAGATAGATGAAATACCGCCTGTTTTTGTCTTAGCACTGTCCGCAGACTGACTGACATTCTTAAATGATGAACCAAGCCTACTATTTGTGTTAACAAGGCTTCTTTCTTTTGCATCAGTCTTAGATATTTCCTTATTTAATGCATTTAAGGCTTTCTCACTTTCTTCTGATGCTGTTTTTGCGTAGTTCCCTGTAATCGGTGCAGTACGTACTTTCTCTGTTGGTTGTGCAGTTGTTGTTCCGCTGTCTAGCTGTTTTTTCTTCGCTAGTAATTCGTCATATTGTCTGCCGAGTTTTTCCGCAGCACTCTCCAATGCTAAAAACGCAGGGGAAGAAGTTGCACTCTGATTTCTTGCAAAAATTTCTTGCTGTGCCGTTGCTACCTGCTCAAACTGTGTATCAAGGCGTTGCAAGGAATCTTCAAGAATCTGATATGCTGTTGTCTTGATATTTGAATTGCTGATTTCATCCTGCAATTGTGTTGTTTGTCCTAAATCGGTGTTTAAGGATTCAACACTCGTTTCTGTACCTGTGATTTCTGCATTTAATTTTTGTAATGCTTTTGCACTCTCTTCGCTTGCAAGGCCTGTTCCACCAGTAAGCTTTGCACTTTTAGGTAGACCACTGTCTGCACTCACTGTCGGTGCTTCTAACTGCTTTTTCTTTGCAAGAAGCTCTTCGTATTGCTGATCTAGTTTAGCCGCTGCACTTTCCATTGCTTGAAACGTAGGAGAAGATGTTGCACTCTGATTTCTGTTGAATACATCCATCTGTGCTTTTTCCAACTCTGCAAGTTTCTGTCCTGTGGTTTCTATTGCTTTATCTAACGTATCAAGTGCAGTCGTCTTAATGTCTATGTTATCAAGTTTCTTTTCTGCCTGTGCGGTCTTTTCCAGTTCCTCAGCCACGGTCTTTGCTTTTTCTTCGACAACGTCCATGCCTTTTGTATCTGGTGCTTTTATACCGCCACTCATGGCTTTTTCCATTGATTTCCCAATGGTTTTTACTTGATTGGATAAACGTTTTAAAAGGGATGCGATTTCTTTCACACTTGCTTTTGCTTCGGTTGTATCAATCTCTGTTTTGATATAAATACTTCCATCCGCTTTTTGTGTAGCCATTCAATCACGCCCCTTTCCCATTCAGTAAATCGTTCAAACGTTTCTGTTCTTCTAATTCCTCTTCGGAATATTTAACATCTAGGTCAATAAGCGTTTTATTTTCTTTGTAGAACTCTCTTTCCCAATCTTCCAGTTTCTTTCCTTTGGCTTTCTTCATGCGAACACTAAGAATCTGCGAAAACAAAGACTCTCCAATTTCCATGTAAGCTCCTAAAAAAGTCCACCAATGTAAATACTGCATAGCTCGTATTTCTTTTCCAAGCACACGGTTAACAGATGGGATGATAACTGGTGCATCCTGCTCCCAATCCATTACATGAGGTTGTTTCTTCCCATCATCTTTGATACCCATGTCAATAAATTCGATGGCTTTTTCAATAGCTTCTTCATAGTCTTGTGGTGGCATATTTCCAAAATCAACGTATAAAATGGTAAGGCAAACAATCCACTTTTCATCGTTCTCAAAGTCTGGGTCATTAAATGTTTTTAAAATGTCCAGAATTGCACGAAAATCTGTGCGTATTTCATAATCTATGCCACCAACTACTATGGATGTAGGAAGTTCCCAAACTTCCATTATTTGTGATATTTAGACGTTGCCCTTTTAATTTTCGCCTGTTTCTTTTTGATTCTCTGGTCTGTTACCTGCTCAATAACGTCCGCAATCTCAACGATGATATTCTCAATAAAGAAATCTCCACTTTCTGTTAATGTCAGCGGATTGCAGATAGCAAAAACAGATTTAGAAGCTTTAGAGTTGAGTAAGTAATCAATCTGTTCTTCTAATCTGTCGGATAATTCCAGAATATCTTTTTCTGTTGCATCTTCTGGTACTTCCATCTTTTCAAGATTTGCAACTACCTCTTCGTATCTTCTAATGATATTTAAATCAACAGGATTGAAAGAAAATCTTCCAATCTCTGCATCATCTTCATTGGTCAGTACCACATTTAAGGCACCAGTTTTGACTTTTCTTCTTAATTCTTCCATTGCTTAACCCCTATTTCCCTGTGCTTGATGCATTTACTGAACTTGTAGCTGCTGTAAATTTACCTGTTTCAACGTTGTAAGTACCTTTTGTACGTTCTCCAACATAATTGACGGTAAATGGAATCTGATAACCAGATGTATCCCCACCGTATGATGTAGGTGTTACATAACATTCCTGCTGATATGCTTCATAAGCTCCACTTGTAGCTTCTTTCCACATATGCACTTCTACAGCATTTGTCTTTAAGTTGTCGTCTGTGTAACGATTATCAACAATTTCCTGTAATTTCTGTGATAATACAGAGTCAGCTTCTGCATAATAAGGGTCAGCTTCAGAAGATACTTCGTATCCGTTATGTTTAAAAGTTGATTCTCCGATGATGTTTTTAGATGTTTCTGTGTCTGGATTCAGTTCGACATTGTACTCTTCTAAGTCTTTTCCCAGACGTTCATAACCAGATGTTCCGCCACAAAGTGAACCAGAATCTAAGAAATGAGCCATATATTTACGTGCAATTTTGCCTGTTGTAACTGCTGCCATTTTGATTCTCCTTTATCTTTTCAAGGTTAGTGATCTGCTCCATAATGCAGACCAGTTAATGTGTTATCTATCTATCAAAGTCATTTTGGTATCGGGCAGAAATGTTGATTGCCCAATTCTCGGACTTGTTTTCGTTTGTGCTGTCCAAATATGCAGGTGTCTGTCTGTCAATCGTTAAAAACTTTCGATTGCCTATCAGAGCCGGATATTCTTCTAGCTTATATGTGTTGTTTTTAATTGTGATTGTTTGCTTTTCCAACCATTTACCAAGGTTATCCAACCACTCTTTCGTGTCTGCCTTACGTTTTGCATTAGCACCGCTTATACGGTAGATCACACAAAATGGATACAGACAAACCTGTGTGACGTGACCAGTGATACTTTCTTTCTCACTCTCGATCACTGCCCCATTCACAGGGAACATTGCCTTGCCGCCTGCATCATCCAACATTGAAAAAGTGATCTCTTCTCCCTCTCGAATGTTCGGATACTGATTTATCAAGTCAGTTAGAGCTGTTGTTAGTACGTCAAAGCCGTCAAGATCGTATTTGACTACCTTTTGTTCTTCTGCCATTAGTTACCTCCTGCCTGCTTCTTAACATGAGTAACCCATGCTTTACCGTGATTCTTCTTTGCTGTTTCAAACCATTTTGGAGTAGCTTTAGGATTGGAATAGGACAGGTCTTCTTTTGCATTGGTTTGTCCTGCAAATTCAGAAACAAGAACCTTTCTTGCCCCTTTTCTTGCCCATGGAGAACCTGTTAGTTCATCAACCATGCCTTTACCGTAGTACAAAAAACGCCCCATCGGTCCAGTGCCTGCACATACCATTCCAGTACCTGCAAGAGAAGCACTTTTTGCTCTCGTTACGTTAATGAATGTACCTGTTTCATGTGGCATATAAGGAACCATATCGGTCATAATTTGACTATCTAGCCAAAACTGAGCATGCTGTATCTGGTCGTCAAATCTTTCAAGGCTGATATTCGCAATCATGTTAGATGTATTTATATTGACATTTCCTAATTTCTTTTTAGCCATGTAACCACCTACTTCGCCATAACTTCAAAATGCGGAATAATATCATAAAAAGCACTGCCAGTGATCGCAAAGACATAATCATACTTAAGTTTCATCTCTTCGTAAAAACCGTCAATATAATCATCATCTGCAATCGGTTCTTCATTTTCCCATTCTCCAACAATAAAGAAGTCAAAACCATTAGCCTTAGAACTAAATGTAAGTGTCTGTGGTAACTTATCATTTGCCTGTTTAGACCATTCTTTAGGCGGTAGCCATAATTTACTACCAACCATCTTTTTACCGTCTTTTAGGCTATACTGCACGTTTAATACAGCATTGTCCTGTGAGTCAGAGCCATATTTTGCAATTATGCTTGCTTTATCCATGTTAAGATTGCAATTATGCAAAACGGAGGGATACCATGTATCGCCCTGCTTACTCTCATATCTATTGAAAAGTGTAATTGTGTCGTTATACATCGTATCCCTCCGCTTATAATGCACCTGCTCTTTTAAAAACTTTAAAAATCTTTTTAGACTGTAAAGCAAACCAGTCAATCATCTCTTCGTTATTTGCCCAACAATCTGTGTTGCAGGACTGTCCATCTAAACCACTTTCATATAAGAAAGCGTGCATAATCTCATGCCTAAGCACACTTTCTTGAACCGATTCAATGTTATCAACGGAATCAACACTTTTTTCAAGAATTGCAACGACTATTGTTTTATTTGAATAATCGCAATAACCAGACAATTCTTGTAGTTTTTCATCTTCATTCTCATGTCTGAATCTGATTTTATATGTTGTTCCTAAAATCTTTACTTTACAATTTTTCATAAATACTCCGTTGGGTACATTCCCATATACAGTAGACTTACTCCGTTGGCATCTGTGACACCCGATAAGTAGTCTCTTATTGTGTCAGAGTATAACTGCTTTTGTGCTTCCTTATCCGCTAGACACTTATCTATCAATGTAGCCGTACCTGCGTTACTGGAAGTCACATAGCTTATACTCTCGTTTCCTGCGCTCTTAGATGCTACCTGCTTACTCATCACTGTTCCATCTTCTAATGTGATGTAGCCTTGTGATGTTTCAACTCTCGTTTCTGCCTGTTCAATCTTATATGTGATTGATAGAAGTTCGCAAACACATCTTTTAACCGCTTCTGCATCATCTTCATCTGTTGGAAAAGCAATCTTAAGCTTTTTAACATTATCCACGCCTGTTGTGGCATTATCTATCTTCTTGCAAGAATCCCAGACCAGACGATTAAAGTCTGCTTCTGGGATTGCTTTCTCTCCAAAAAGGGTTTTGTAATATTCATAGTCAATGTACGCCATGATATCACACTCCTTTTTATCCGTTGGATTTAATAACACCCATACGGATATTCTTCTGATTAAATGCTAAAGACCAGTTTCCTTTAGTTCCTAACTCTGCATTTGTAGGAGACTCTTTTGCAATCTTGTTAGCATTAATAGAAAATCCGTTAGGATGTAATACATAACCCTGTTTGGTATACAGCTTTTCAATACCGGCAGATTTTTCTGGGTCATAGTCTGTATAATAAGGATTTTCATAGTTTGTCTTATCACACGTCAATACTGAACCAGTACCAAGCATATAAGTTTTGTATACTGGGTTTGTTCCTGTTGTATCAACTGTAAATCTGTCTGTTACCAGTGGGATAAGTCCACCGATTGTAGGGAGATTTACTTCTCTTTCTACTGCGTTAGCAATAGTGTATTTGTTGTAATCAACAAGTCCCATTGCTTTGTATTTTGCGTAGATGTAAGAGTTTAATACAAGTAACCCCATCTTGTCAGCGGAATCTCCTAAAGCTTTCTGCTGTGCAAAGATAAGTGTTGTATCATCAATTTTGTTTGCGTCTCCTACAGTACCCTCGCCAGTTAAAGATAAGTCTGTAATATGGTTTTCCATACCAGACAGGCTTAAAACTGCATCAACTGTAGTCATTAAGTCACGTGTTCTTACCTGCTTATAGAATCTTGCAACAGAGTTTGCAACATGTGTCATAGGGTCTGCACCTGTTAACTCTTTTGTAAAGTCTTTTGATTTCCAAGCTTTCATTCTCTGGATTAACATGCAAGTCTGTTTCTTTCCTGTGATTTCAACAGGTGTATTGTCTGTTTCTCCATCGTTGTTTAAAGCCTGTGAGTCCTGTTCATCAATCGGTGTATAGAAAGGAATTGTTGCAACGTTTCCTTTCTCTCCGATTAAGTCCATGATTGTATTGTCCTGTGCTAATACACCAGATGCAATAATCGCATCGTTCCATGTTGCATTTTCGCTCATGTATCGTGAAAAAACTTCTGGATCAAAAGCGAATCCGCCAAAAGTTCCTGTTCTTGGCATAAAAAAAGTCCTTTCTACCCAAAATAAGAATAGATAAGGACTTATCTTTGTCCCATCTACCTACAACTATTAAGGGATTTTAGGTTAGCGGCTCACTTCCAAATTGTGAGTCGGTATGGTTTCTATTTGTCGTTTGCTAAAGAGTTGTAGAGGTCTGGGTCTTCTGCCTTTAACGCAATCTGAGCATCTAAAGACATTTCATTTAACTTCTGAACTCCTTTTTTTCGTTCTCCGCTGTTAAATTTTGTCGTAAAACTTGGAATATTATTTTTAGGTTCTTTTTTTTCTTCAACAAAGATGCCCTCGTTTACTTTCCCATCTGTTGTATAAAGTTCATTAAAAACATCTTCTGCATTTTTCCCGTTTTCTTCTTCCAGTTTTTCAAGCATCCCCTTGCGGATAGCTTCTTCTGCAAATGTATTTACAAATTTTTTGCCAGATAAGAAATCGTTTACTTTCTCTTTGAGTTCTACCTGCTTAGAAAGTTTATCCATAGCTTTATCTTTGTCTGCAATCTCTGTTTTTAGTGTAGAAATCTGTTCTTTAAGACCGTTTACGTCTTCTTTTTCTAACTCTGAAAGTTTTGACTGTACATCTTCTACAGATGTTTTGTACTCATCTCTTTCTGTTGTTATCCTGTTACATTTTTCTACCTGTTTATTGTAGTCAGCTACAGTCTTGTAATTTTCAGACATCTTCTTTTTCAGATCTGCCTTTTTCTCTTCTGGGATTTCAATTCCTAATTCTGCTAAAATCTGTTCGTAATTCTGCATATATATCCTCCTACATTGTTTGTATACCGCTATGTCTGCGGTAATGGATTAAGACTTATATACCTAAGTCAAGGTAAAAGAAATGTGGGGACTTGAACCCCACTCGAGCCTCGAACTCTTTTCCTGTTGTCTTGCAACCAAAAACGCTAAAAAAACTCTGTACTTACAAGGAGGCTGTAGCAAATCTGCATAGTTCCTACATATTTATTGTAAACCCTAAAATATGCCTTTTCAATACCCTCTTTTTTACGCCTTTTCGTAAGTCTTTTCAAAGATTTCTTTCTTACATGGGTAGATTTCCCCGTCCACACCAGTGATAAGCATATCATCTTTTCCAAGTAACATATCTCCCTCTAATGTTGGAATGATATAGTGATCATCATCATATTTTTTGATAATATATCCATTGTATTCAAGTTCTATTGGTTTACCATGTCCATTTTTTATAAGTTCTTCATATGTAACTGCTTCAATCACAACTGGTTTCTTTACATATTTAGCCATGTTTTCACTCCTTATTCTGCAATTAGCCATTCGTTAGATAAGATATTATTAAGTGTGTATTCAACCATCTGTGTATCCCTAATATCTAATAAGTCTCCTTTTTCTCCGTTGTCCTTGTCTCTGCACTGCATCATGATAGTTTCTTTTTCTATATCCCAGTACCAGAAACCACCCCACGATGGAAGTTTTACTTTACTCCCTGCTTTCATTCTTTTAAATGCTTCTGCAAACGACATGCCGACATCTTCCACTACAAGTTGTACTCTATAGCCGTCCTTGTGTACGATTCCATCTTTTCCATCTGTAATTGATGCAATCAGTTCTCCATCTTTTGTGATATTTAACTCTTTAAAATTTATACCGTCAATTATCATTCTTATTCTCCTTTACATCTCAAACTTGACATTTTCCCACTTCTTGTAAGCGTCCATGTACAGCTCGCTTTCATCTCCGTTGAATGTCATTTCATAATACATGCCATCAGATAATGTCGTGCTTAACAGTGCTTTGTGGTTCTGTAATGTTTTGGAATACCAAACAACATACACGTCATTCATTGTAATATGATTGTTGTCTGTCTTGTCCATATGTCCGTTCACATAATCAACAATCTTTGCTTTGCATACCGCTAAATATTCTCTACTTCCCATTTTGGTTCTCCTTTATTTCTCGTGCGTTGTCAGTGCGTTTATTAACTCGTCTCTGGTTTTTTTTAGACCCTCGATGTTGTTCCCTGTGATTTTGTTCTCAATCAGATTAAACATACTTTTCATGACTAAATTAACATCGTCCTGTTGGCTGTTAATTGCGTTGTAGTCACTGTTAAGCTTCTTCTTAATGTCTTTGATGTCTGTCTCAATTGACGTTATACGTTGCTCTAAATCGTCCGTAGGCTTCTTGTAATGCTTATAAGCTTTATACAATACGCCTACAGCTCCACCAATGGTTATAATCCACCCACACGCAACCATGAATTGATTAATAGTTTCCAAATTATTTACCTCGTGCATTATTATATCTAGTTGCTGCACCTCTAGCGGATGATGCTTGACTTCTGTCCCATCCTGCGGTGTTGAGTCTTTCGTTTTGGGTTTTCAAATTGTTCTGTCTGCAATAGTCTTTATAGGCTTGATTCTGTTTCTGCAACAGTGCAGCCTTTTTCTGATATTCCATATCAAGCTCATGCTTTAAGGCTTCGTCCTTTGCATTATCTACAGCCGTTTTCATGCCGATTAACTGCCGTTTCGTCTTTCTGATACGTCTTTCAAGCTCTCTCTGGCGTTTTTTCTTTTCGTATTCTTTGCGATTCTCTTCGCTGTCAAAGTCCTCGAACGGATTGTTTATTCCATCCCCCGGACCGTGGGAGTGTCGGCAGTTTGCCCCATGGATTCCCTGCACATTCCCCATACCACAGACCGAAAAAGGTGGAAATCTTGGGTCGTTACCGCTTTTGCTGTAAAACTTGCCTTGCCACCAGAAGTGATTGGTCAAATTGTCCCCACCGTTTCCAATTCTGGCTCCCAGATGGGCAGATGTGAGAATTATATCCCAGTCCATCTCGTCCATACGTGCGTCTGTAATATCTGCTGCCATCTGGCTTACACCAGTACGGACCGCTCTTGCCGTAGCTGTCTCTATGCTGTCTCTACGTCCGCTAGGGTATGTTACGTCTGCACCCTTGTCTATAATGTCGTTAACAGCTTCTTTGACCGCTTCTGTGTAGCTTGTTGTGCCGCTTGCAGTTTGGTTATATGCCTTGTCCACTGCATCTATGTAGTTATCGTGGCAGGCGTTCGGCATCGTACCAGTGTAGTTATGCATCTCTCCCTTTGTCTTTTCATAATTCCTCTGCAACAATCGTTGTAGATAAGGACTTTCCCCGAGTGGTTTTGGTTCAAGACCTGCCTTTTTATACACTGCATCATCCCACTCTATAGCATTTATACCTGCTTCTTTCATAGTCCGTGCGATTGTATCAATTCCTATCTTTGTTGTTTGTGCAATCTCTTTCTGTACCGCTTGCAAGATATACCCTGCATCCTGCAACACGTCCATTTGCCACTTGTCAATAGGGGTAAAAAGGTAATCTTCGCCACGTCCTAGCCTTATCATCATTCGTTCGATGATTACAGATACAATTTTGTTATGCAGTTCTTCCGCCTGCTTCTCTGCTTTCTCTGGCACATACCATAAGTAATCTGGCGTTAGCATTATTCTTCATCTCCCCCGAATAAGTCTGGCTCTTTCGGTTGTGCTTCTTCTTCAAGTGCTTTTGCATCTTCTTCGCTGAATCCCTCGAATTTTGTTAAATAGTACCAGAAAGGAATCTTACCGCTTACAACATAGCTATACCAACGAGAACGGTCCTCGTCCTCATTGTATGTTATGTCTCCAAAGTCATAGTAAGTCTCATACGGTCCACTTGGTGCTAATTGGTACAGATCAGCAAAGATATTAAGTGCTGCAATCAAATCATCCATGCAGAACTGTAGCTTGTCCCTAACGTCCTTGATAAACTGTATTGTTCTCTGCTGCTCTGCTTCTACGCCTGTAGCTGTTTGGATGCCTGTAGTCTCATTAAACACAAAGTATCCATTGGAGAATCCGCATTTATACCCAATCTGTGACAGCAGGGCATTGATTCCTGTCAATCGTGTATCTGTGTTGAGACTTGGGTTTACCTCTTGATAGAATCCTTTAATGTCTGTGCTGTTTACATTCTTAACAAACTCTGGTAATCTCAACCGCTTCTTGCTTCTCTCAAATCCATCTTGAGTATTGTTTACCCTTGTACCAGTCTCCATTAACTTGTCGGAGTCTAGCAGCAACATTCTTCGGCTGTCGAATATCTCTGTTGCGTTCCTGCTGTATGCAGTGTCTAAATCTTTTAGCTCTTCTATTGCTTCGTAAAAAATAGGCAATCCTAAACTACAATGCAAGTCTACATTGTTCGCCTGCGGTGTCCTAAGAACTGCATACAGGCGTTGTCCGTTTAGGTTTGTAAGTCCTACATCTTCCAGTTCTCCCCTCCAAGGTGTCTCGTCTATGTCAATTGGCTTTCCTGTATCGTTGGCATCCTTAGAAGCATAGCAACGATTTGTAATCTGATACACGTCCTCAATGTACCTATGATACTCTAGCTTCGTGTAATACGTCTTACCATCACTTGAGATCTCACGATGTACAAACACAATTCCTTGAATTTCTCCGTTGCTTTCGTCTGTTACTATAAAGTTCTCTGGTGTAATCAAGTCCACACTTGCACCGTTAGGCTTTAATACAACTGTACCGTATGCACAGCCGTATTCTACATGGTGCCGTACCTGTTCCAGTTCCTTGTCTATCTGCTCCTGCAACCAATTAGCTCTTGCACTACCATCTATCTCTACGCCTATTGCAAGTGTAGCAAGGCGTGCTGTCTCCGAACACACCGCTTTTGCAAAGTTGATAGTCTTTATATGCTCGTCCTTGTCTAACCAGTACGGAATGCCCTTATAGATGTATGCACATTTTTCTATAGCTCTCTGCATCTCTGGACTGGTAACAGTATCAATCTTAAATTCGTCTCTTGCCCTTTGTCTAAAAAGGGCACTTAATATCTCTTTCATTCTGCTTATTATACCCATCTATTCCACCGCTATCAGTTTAACGTTTCCGATTTTTGTTTCTATATCTCCTTGTATCAAATCGCTATTAATCGTAAGCCAAACCCCACCATCATGGATAGATATTTTTTCTATATTCTCGATGCCTAACATTACATTTCCAATTTGTATACAAGTTACATCTTTTAAATTTATCATCATTATGCGTTCTCTCCTCTCCTCATGATCACTCTGTTGTATGCGTATCTCAACGAATCAATAGCATGATTGTCTCTGTCGGGGTATCCGCTTATTATATTACCGTCTTTGTCTCTGTCATACTCATACGTTGTAATTTCTTTGTATGCGTATGGTGTTCTCCGTGGGTCAATTACAATCTTCCTACGTTGTAGCCATTTCATGCCGTATTCAACTGACCCCGGACCTTTAACTGCTGCCTGTGCTACAAGTCCTAAGTTTCTGTAGTCCTCTACTGATTTAGGTTCTGCACTATCACAAATGATCGCATAATCGTTATAGCCTTTTTTCTTTATCCATTCGGCTGTTTGCTCATTCGATCGCTTATTTACACAATGCTCGTCTATAAGATAGATTGTTTCTCGTGCTGAATCGTAGTACGTCCTTGTAAATGCGTACTTATCTGGATACCATCCCCAGTCAACGCCTTGGTATATGCGGTCCATCTGTGATATTTCTTTGTCTGTAATTTCTCTTACTTCTACATACTCAAATACTGCCCCACCATTACCGTTAGCAATACCCAAATATTCATGTTCATAAGCTTCTGGTCTGATTGCTTTTAAATGCTCTGCTTCATCAATAAATGGCTGTCCTAACCATTCTTTCGGTACATCCAGATATGTACTTCGCACGATCATACGATTATCTTTCGGTACTTCCAAATACTGGTTTGCCCAGTTATTAGCACTCTTTGGTGGGTTAAAGCTCTTAAATATCCATGCACTATCTCCACCACGAATAGCAGACTGCTCAATATTTCTGATCTCTTCTGGTCCTGCGAACTGGTCTAATTCTTCAAACCAGACAATTCCTATATATCCAAACTCTGGTGCTATAGACTTAATCTTATCTTTATCATCAGCACCTCGAAAGAATATCTTTTGCCCTGTGTCTCTCATTGTAATTTCATAAGGCGAGCTTGTATATTTATAATCTTTTTCCGAGAACTCCTGCTTTGTTATTGCCCATTTGGTTTTAGCAAATACAGAATCTTTTACAGTGTTATATACTTTTCTTACAACAAGACAATGTATGTCATTATTGTTTCTCATTAACTCTGTAATGATGTTTGGGATTGTTGAGGATTTACCAGAACCACGTCCCCCCGGTAATACATATTCTGTATGTCCATGATTCCTAACATCCCTTATCATCGGGTGGAACACATCGGGGATTATATCAAGGTCCATGTGGTACGTCTTATTCCTTAGTGCTTCTTCTCTTGCTTTCTTCTCTTCCTCTTCCTTTGCCTGCACCGTCAAAGCCTTTTCTAAGTCGTTCATGGCTTTTAATTGATCTGGGAAATCTGGGGTAAATCCAAAAGAATCTTGCAACGCACCAGTGGCGATCATTGACCGTCTCCGCTGTATGTCTGCAAGACTCATAATATCATAGCCATTTTCTTTGTCTGTTTTGGCTTGCAGTTCTGCTATATATTCTTTCACTCCATGCTTTTCAATGATGTTCTTTTTTGCGTTCTTCGCTGTTGCAGGGGAGTATCCTGCTTCGATAGCGGCTTGATAATCATTTCCACCGTTTTTAATCCATGCATGAGCAAATGTTCTTTGCTTCTGTGTAAGTTCATTCCGCATTTATTTGCCCATTCCTTTCTCGTATACTTGCCCATATATCAGACAAGCATTTAATTATGTCCACTTGTGAAGCGGTTCTTAGTATCTCGTACCGTGTATCTCTCCAACCTTTTCTTGTGTTCTCATATGCTTTTATAGACAGGATGTACATTGTTATCATTCGTTTCTGGTCCTCTGAATAGAATTGTGTTGTGTCTAAGCTTATTACAAATCCGTTTGATACTATTGCTCTTTGTAGTTTTCTCATAATTCTATTTAGATTCATCTTCTCACATCCTTTCTAGGTTTATATATATTTAAACAGACCGTTAGGCAAGCGTCACATCTCTTGCATCTCTTTTAACCCATAGGGTGCGTGGTTGCAACGAAATTTACCACCTCTAACGATCTGTTATTTATCTCTTATATTCTTTTGTGCTTGGATTCCTGCTTTTATATTTGTCGCAGGTGCATAGATATGCGTTGTCTATTCTGTCATACTTGCCTACGTTACACATATAGTAGTTCTTTGTATTACTTCCTAGTAGATACATACATTCAGCGCAGCATATACTTCTATCTTCCATTCTGCACCTCTTTCTGGTATCTACTGCATACGCACATATGACTACACTTTATGTTTACCAGTACCACTTCTGTTTTGTTTTCTGGGATTGCTCTTCTCTTTGTCTCTGTCACGATCTCGCAGTACACGCAATCGTTACAGCAATTCTTTAGTTTGTTATTAATCAAAAAAAGACACCTCCCGACTATGGTTATTATCTAGTATAATTATACCATAGTGAGAAGTGCCTTTGTTTACACTCTTTTTATTCTCGATCTGGTTCCCAAGTGGTCCCGAATTTTTTTTTATGTGCCTCGGCGTACTTGTCAAAAAATTCTTGATCAGACGAAAGGCTCAATTCATACGCCACGCTTTCTCTTAAATCTGCATCCATTGATTTTAGCGCTTCGTCAAAATCAATTTCTTTCCCATATTTGTTTTTTACATTCATCCGCGTACCTCCTTTATTATTGCTTACTTTGTTTCTATACTCGTCTCTTTCTTTCAACAGCGTGTCAAGATTTGTTTTCTCGCCCCGATTAATCCGCGCCCTTGCGTTTCTGATCTGCGCTTGTTTGTGTCGGCAGTAATCACTACAAGTGTTACTTGCAACTTTGGATTGGAATTTTTTACCGCAGTATTCGCAAATTTTTTGTTTTTTGCTGTTCTTTTCCAATTTCTTTTTTGTCTGTTCTGTCTCTTTATTATAAGCACTTTTATATTCTTTTTGCAATAATAAGCCTGCTTCGTGCTGGCATTTTTCAGAACAATATTTTTGCCGCCCTGCCATTACAATATATTCGTTTCCGCATAGCTCGCACTTATCGACACTCCCAAGCTTCCTTTTAGCGGTCTTTCCTTGCCTAAATCTTTTTTGTGCTTCTTTGGTTCGTATAATTCTACAATCTGGACAATAAAAAGCTCGAGGGCCTCCAAGAAATTCTTTGCCACACATCCTACACACCCTAATCCTCATCACATTAGATTTTCTTTTTTTTGCGCATTCGTCGCAATACAACTTATCTGTACTACCATAATTTTGTTCTCATATTAGAACTCCTGCACGTCTGTCACTTTTAAGTAGAAAGCTTCTTCTGCTTCATCCTCTCCGTTATCTGTTGTGATCTCGAAGAAAATCTGTACTTCACATTCGTTGGAGTCTGTAGCTGTATACACGACATTTCCGTCCTGTTTGATGTCTGCTGTCACTCCATCATCGAATACACTGTAGTATCCGTTTTCCATCATGAAGTTGTCAAGCTGTGTAAAGCTCATTTCTTCGTTTACAAGTTCCTTTTTGATTTCTTCTGCGTTTATTTTTTTCATGGCTTCCATCTCCTTTTCTTATTGCTTATCTCCTTTAACTGTCTTTATCTTACCACATCTTTATACCTTTGTAAAGTGATATTTACAATTCTTTTAATTTTTTTTCGTCCTCTTCATCTCTTACATATTCCAGTAGTTGCCCCGGTTGCATTTCTAAGATGTTACATACAGCATTTAAAGCCTTAAGTGTTATAGCTGTATCCTCGTTCTTTATCTTGTTTAACGTGTTTTGGCTAAGTAAATTAGTAGTTTTTGCCTTATATGTAGTAAATCCTTTTCTTTTTAGTGCATCGTACACATCAATTTTGTATTTTAACATTTTTTCTTACCTCCTGTTTATTACATTATATATTATATAGCCTTTTCACGTCAAGAGAAATATTATCATAAAAAGTGATATTTTATATTGACATAACTTTTTAAAGTGATATAATAAAAGTAAGTTAAGAGAACAAAGCAACCAAGAAAAGGAGTGTTGAAAATGAAATATTTAAGAAAAGAAATTGAAAAGTTAGTCGAAAATGAGGACTTCGTTTCTTATGAAGAATTTATTTACGAACTGGAAGAAGAAAAAGAAGAAGTTAAAAAATATCTCGAATGGAGAGCAAACGGTGGGAAGATGAACACTGAAACACTTCCAGACGGATATGTAGAAGCTTGTAAAAAGATTTTAGGAGGGATTGAAAATGAATAAAGTAATCGCAAGACACAAATTTTGGTTGCATCAAACAGAGTGCATTATTTCCACAGCTTATGTGGAAGTATTGCACGAATACCAAACTGTTGTAATGTATATGGATGATTTTGAAGAGATTGATTCTTATACAACTTACAGCAGACAGAAAGCATTGGAACTCCATGAGTCACTTGTTGAACAGTGGAAAGATAGACTTAATAAAAATCGTCTTGTCAAGGCTGATCGTGACAGTCTTGTAATACCTGCATAACATACACCACCCACCCCGGAGGTTACGAGGGTAGAAAAGGAGAACTAGCATGATTAAAATTGTACAGTGGTTAATGAGTTGCGGTTATACCGAAAAAGAAGCCGTTAAAGAAGCAAATTCAATGATTGAGCAAAATCGTTGGGATGGTGCTGAAATGTGTTCACGAGAATATGCAATAGAAATGATTTTGGAAGATTTGGGGTGTTTATATGAATAAAATATTATTATCAATCATACTTACAGCGATCATTACCGCAGGTATCACAGCAAACTACATTATCACGCATCAACAGGTAAGCGGTACAACTGGTAACTACAACATAGAGATTTTAGATCACAACTTTTCATATAGATAACATTAAGGACCAGAAAAGTTCTGGTCCTTCGCTGAAATTTTCTTGTACATTAGTAATATAATATGTATAATTCATTACAGAAAGAGGTGTTTATTTATGGCTTTAAGAGAATGCGTTGTCTGTGGAAAGACTTTTGATGGTGCACCAAGTGCAAAATATTGCTCCGAAGAATGTAAAAACGCACCACGATATACAAATGAATTTAATGGAGAAAAGTGGGGAAAATTAACTATCATAGATGCTTATAGAAAAAAAGGAAGAGTTTATGCCATTTGCAAATGTGAATGTGGAAATACAAAAACTGTAAGATACGATGCTCTAACATCTGGTCGAACTCAATCTTGCGGATGTTTTGCCGAAGCTAATTACTATAAACCATTTGACCTCACTGATAAAATTAACGATTATGGTTGTAAAGCAATTAAGCAAATAAGAGTTGGAAATCGGTATAAATGGGAGTGTGAATGTTCTTGCGGAAAGCACTACCTAGTTCCTGCCGGACTGTTTTACAAACAAATGTCTTGTGGTTGCTCACATCAAAGAAGTGCCAGAGAAAACCTCAAAAAGGCAGCGAAGACATGTGAACAAGGATATATAGAAAATACATCCATTATATCAATCAAACCTAGAAAAATGCTACGGAATAACACATCTGGAGTCCGTGGTGTTAGTTGGGACAAAAATCGGCGAAAATGGGCTGCTACAATAGTATTTAAAGGCAAAACATACCATTTAGGAAGATACTATAATATAGAAGATGCAGCCACGGTTAGAAAAGAAGCAGAAAACGCTCTGTTTGGAGATTTTCTTAAATGGTTTCAAGAAGTGTATCCAGAACGATGGGAAAAATTCAATAAAAAGGCAAAAAAAGAAGAAACAGAGGATTAAACCCCTGCTTCTTCTTTTATATTCTTCAGATTTTCTTTTAACATCTTCACACACTCATTAAATCCGTCACGTTTACCGCATAGATACATATTGTGACCGCTGTAATCGTCCATAGGCGGTATTAATGTACATAGGGTATATAAGTATTGCTTATTCATTTTAAACTCCTTTAAATCCTGCAATTATCGCACAAAATATAGTTGATAACACACATACATAAGATGATAACATTGCAATTTTTAAAACTTTTTGTGTATTTTTATCTTTTTTTAATTCATACAATTTACTATTTACCAGACAAATACCAAAAATTCCTAAATATATAACCGTTGCCGCTGCACATAATCCCATTGCTGTTTCTGCAATACCATACATTACTATAAATAATATATTGCTCACTTTTTAGCCATCCTTTCGTACATTTCGCAAGTACACGTCAGTTTATTTACCTGTTGGCACTTTTCTAAATACATCTTGTCCATGTCTTTTATTGCCTGCGGTATTAGTCCTATATCTTTGTACTCTATAAGCTCTTTTAATGCTTTCACTATAACGTGGTCCAATGGTGTTACAATATTAGCTTCATAAGCTTCTAGTGCGTTTCTGACATCATCAATATCTAATCTTGTTTCTTTTTCTTGCTGATACATCACATTTGCTCCTTTCCGTATAGTTTGTCGTATTTCTCGCAAATATTATCATATTCAATTGCCATGAGATCAATTTTTTCTTGTCTTTTTTTCATCCCATTAATTTCATCGGGTGTTAGTCCTGTCTCTTTGTACTGTATAAGTTCTTTTAATGCCATTACTATCACTTGGTCCAATGGAGTTTTTACAATAGCTTTATGGGCACTCAGTGCGTTTCTGATAACATCAAGATTTAGATTCTCTGGTTCTTCAATCTCTTCCATTCTTTCAAACATCTCATACATCGTAACACCCAATGTTCCTGCTATAGTCATAAGATTAATGTGTTTTGGTTCTTTTTCCCCAAGTTCATATGCTTTAATATCAGTGACTGTATAACCGCATCTTTCAGCAAGTTCTTTTTGTGTCATTCCTTGTGCTTCTCTGGTTTTCTTTATTGCTTTAGCTGTACTAATCACTTTCTTCCCCTCCTGTTCCTGTTTAAAGCATTTCTTTTCATAAATTTTTCTTTTGATAACGACTTATAATAAGGATTTTTCCTTTTGATAACGTTCTTCTCTTCCTCGTTTTTTGCTTGGAACTCTTTGTAACCATCACATCTAGTGTGACAATCCCAACTCCTGCCGGTTGCTTCTGTGCATCCCATACAAGCACATTTCATAACATCACACTCCTTTTATATGCTTATTGAGTGGAAACGCATTAAAACTCGTTAAAAACGCATTGATAACGCATTAAAACTTGATCTCTATTCCTGTTTCGTTCTTAATCATGGATTGCAGGTCATGTACACTGACAAGACCTTTTTCGTAACATTCCTTTAGTTCGTTCATTTTATCAATCCATTTCCCAAGTCTGGCACCGCCAAATCCAAATTGGTCGTGTAGTGCCATCGTGCCCAATAAAAGAAATGCTGTGTAACTGCTATGTATTAGTTTATCTGCATCCCTGCGATTCTTAACCCTGCGTTGTTGTGCAGGTGCTTGTCTGTTATTAAAGTATTTACTGTTCATGATAACGTTCCTCTTTCATTCTTAGATAACCTGTTGCCTTAGGATGTTTCGGTGCTTTATCTAAAATTTCTTTGATAATGTCCTCTATTTCTTTTTTAGATTCAATCTTATTAATATCTTCTGGTTGTTCCCAAACTCTTACGGTATTTGCAAGTGCTAAAGATTGGCTGTCATTTTCCTTTATTTCTTTTTTGTTATTCATTTATAGCACTCCTTTATAACTTGATAACTCTTTGTCCTCTGTCATATTGACTAAGTATCTTATCTAATGCATCTTCTGCTTCTTTATATGTTCTGAATGATTGTATTGTGTAAATATATCCATTCATTAACTCACATTCTACATTTCTTTTGTTTGCCCGAATTTCAAGAACATTATCAAGATTTATAATTTCTCTATCTTTTGTCATTATTAACACTTAAGTCCTCACTTTCTCCCCAGTCTAACCGATTCCCACACTCGCAAACTTCTGTCCATTCCGCTACATAGCTTTTACATTTAGGACATCTGTATAACGCCACGTCTTTCCCTTTAAGGATTTTGTGCCGTTCTCTTATCGGCAGACTGTGTAATATTTCTCCCATGTGTTCATAATCTTCTAACGTCATTGTAATCGTATCTCTTGCTTTAGCGGACTGGCAGAAACCACTGACTACCAGTCCTAAGAAAACACCAATGATAACAAGTAAGATTTTTAGTATCATTCTTTTATCTCCACTTCTTTATAGATATTCACTGCGGTATCACTGACAACATTATCTTTTGTTAATTCAACCTTATATCCTTTATCTGTAATGTTTTTCACAAACTCTTTAAGTGGTAACACATCTTTCATTGCATCTGGATAATATATTTTTGTTGCTTTTTCTAAAACTTTTACCTGCTCCGTTCTCTTTCCAACAAGTTCGCATACATTTTGCGACTCTTTATCTGTATTTTTTTCATCAATTCTGCTTACATAATCTTTCAGTTTTTCGTCAACTATTTCAGAAAAAACCATGTCTTTTTCACAGTCATCACAAAATTCACATGAATCACAGATATTTCCGTTGCAGTAATCTTCTAACACATCTATCATCTGTTCTCTTGTCATTTTTCATCATCTCCAATCTTTCTATAAGCTTCCTCTACTTCTTCGCTCGTAGCTGTTCCATAACTAATTTTTCTCGTTATGCACGGTACTTGCCCTTTAAAAATGCAAATAGGGCACACTCTTTTACGGCAATAATTTTCTAATTCTTTTTCCTGCATTTCTCTTTTTAATTTGTTTGTATTTAAATTTAATCTCATTGTTGCAATAATAGAACCCGTTTTTGTATCAGTCACACTCATCATTGCTTCTTCGCAAGATTGATAAGAAATTTTCGTATCCAATACTCCAACATCTATTTTATTTGCCGTAATTATCTTTTCTATGCTTTTTAAAAAGTCGTGTGCCACCTGCTCTGCTATTGTCATTCCTTTACCTCCACTTTGATTCCATACAAAAATTCATAGTATTCTTGTAATCCCTCGTTACTCAACCATTCAAACGGCATCCTTTTTACACACTTTTTATAACATTTGCGTTCTTTGCATGGTGTGCTAACAGGGTGGCAGTAAGCTAATATAGCTTTTTCCACTTCACTTCTTGTCATTTTTTTAGGTTCATATCGTTCCATAGTAATCTTCATATCAACTTCTCCAACGATACGTCCTGCTTTTTCGTCTTTTATATATGCCTTTTCTCTGTCGAAACTTACGCTTAATTGCATAGCAGGAATATTTGACTCTTTTATGCAATTATATAAGTGGCTTTGAAATCTCTGTGTTATTATTTCATTTATTGTTATTGTTTCATTTTTAGTCATTCTCCCACCTCTAAATCTTTCGCAAGCTTGAATCCTGTTCTTCCAACATTTCTAAGATTTTCTTTGATAAGTGCATTGTTTGGTGTCCTGTGTATCTTATACCAGTTCCAGTCGTTATCCTCTCTCATTTTTATTTTCATTTCCCATCTTTTTTTGTAATTGATTTCTTCTTTTACCATCTCTAGGCAAGCGATCATGTAATCTATTTGTTTTATAACGTCCATATTCTTTCTCCTTTACAAATATCTAAACCATCTAATGTAATTGACCTACAAAGTGAATATTTCATTCTATAAATCACATAAAACTTAAAACAATCTGTTAATACCTCAATGTGGCAAATTATAATGTCTGATTCTTCGCACTGATGAATAAGTGCAAGTTCAAGTTTGATGCGTTTTTCTAATTCTTCGTCTGGCATAATAAACTCCTTTATTTAACCCTGTTAGTCATTCCACATCTTTTAGCAAATCCATAATGTCATTTTCTATTTCACGATTGTAATCATCAAATTTGTTTAATAATATTGCGTATAAGCTGTGTACACTTGATAAACACAACATATTTTTGTGATATATTATATAATTTGATGTTTCTTCATCATCTTTGTATAGACATTCAAATGCGATAACGTATATTTCATCTATCTCGTTAATATCTTTTATTTCGTCTCTCTTTTCATATATCTTTTTAATGACTCTTTTGTAAAATGGCACTAAGATATTCATAGCTCCATCATCATCTTGTTCAAGAATACTCATTATTTCTGGCTGATTCGCAATAGTGCAAATGATTGCCTTTTTAACTACATCCTTAAATTCTGTCTTTGTAATCATGTTATTTCTCCTTTACTTCATCATGTTTCTGTACGGTTCAAAGAAATCTTCTTTTCTTAACTCCATTTCACATTTAAGACAAATAAATTTGCTTTGTATTTTCATATCTGAATTTATTTGTATATACTCTCTTCCAACGTCTTCATTGAATAGCCAATTATTACAATATTTACATCTTGCTACTGGCATTTTTCTTTTACCCCACATCATTGATATTAAGTTCTGCTGACCATGTGTAGCTCATATTATCACCCTTTTAGTTGTTCTAATGATAATGTTATTGGTGTAGCTTCAAGCTCTGCAATCGTTGGAATCAAAGAAATAGTTCTTCCATCTCTTATAATCTCGTTTTCTGTTAAATCAACAAGCTGTTTCTTTTCTTTTTCTGATTTAACTACAAGATAATAATGTTCATTTTTTACGCCCATACAAACATCTCCAATCTTGAAATGACTTAATGTGTATGTTTTAAGACTTGGTGTTTTTGTATTAATCTTCATCTTCTTCCTCACTTTCAAATTCTTCAATCTCTCGCCATGCAACTACTTCTGCAAGTCCCTCTTCCGCTGCTGTCGTAAACTCTGTATCTACATAGCCTAAAGATACAGGATCAAAAATGTCATGATAAAATCCAAAACCAAGCACATCGTCATACTGCATTGCTGCTCTTGGAAGCTCTTCTTCATTGTCCTTTTGCACTACCTCAAACCATGTATTGCTTGGATAATTCGCATCTGGCAGGTCATTCGGATTATCTCTTAAGTCGTGCCATCTATATTTTTGTTGCTTATTGAACAACCATGACACTACATTTAACACCTGCTTTTTTGTGATACTGTTTATTGTCGCTGCATCTAACACCTGCTGTATTGCTTCATATTTTTCATCTTCCGTAAACTCCTTTGAATCAATTTGCATAAATACTGCGAACGCTTTTGTAAAATTCATTCTTCTCCCTCCCTTTCTGCCCCAAAGATGTACTTGAGTATTCTTTCTTTTCCTACTGCTTCGATTGCATCAGCCAAAACATCTCTTGATGTAAACATAACTGTACCCTGTATTTTTGCTGTAGCCCATGTATCGCAAAGAAGTCTTTTCTCATCTTCTTCATATCGAATTAAATACCGACGATTGGTAGATGCTGTGCCATTGTGTTCCCTTGCATATCTTTCGATTTCAACTTCTACTTTCTTTTTTTCTCTGGCAAGCCACGCTGACTCTTCTGTGAAAAAGACGTTTCCTAATTCCCATCTTCCTTTATCAAAAGAATCATTCGTCCACCTGCTTTGTATAACAGCTCCATCATTACTAATACAAAAATATTCTTCTGATTGTCGTGGTTTCCTTACCTTTACACCCTGTTCCTTATCTGTTTCTTTTCCGTTCATCTTCCCAACCAATCTTCTGCTTCTGTTAGATTTTTAATTCCCATTTTCTCCACTTCCTTTTTCTGTTTAGTCCTCTTTATTTTTTAAATAATCTTCTATGGCTCTTTCTAAATAGCCATTGCTGATAAGCCAATTGTCAATGTATACTGTTTTATTTTGCTTGCTATACACTAATAAAATTTTCACTCTAACGTCTTTTAATGTTATCTTCAATATAAGTGCATCTGTATTATTACTTGATTCTTCAACAGCTATAACTGTTTCTTGTGTAAGTTGATTTAGCTGACTTGTAATACGCTGTAAACACGTTTCTTTGCAAATTACTTTGTTCCATGTTGGTTTCAAACATCTAATAGTTGTATGTATATCGTTTCTCTCATCAACATTTGACAAAATAAAACAATCATCTAATTCTTTTATTTCTTCTCCGCTTATAATTGCTTTCGTTTCTATATTATAAATTTGCATTTCTTACTCCTTTACTGTCCATTCTCTCCCCTGCCGTTAATAGCAGGGGAAATCATGACTTATACAATAGCTGTATTGTACTTATGCGTTGCGAGGATTCTTATTTAATTGTTCGTGTGGTATATAAAAATCCTGCTGTGCAACAAGCCTTTTCTGGCTTGACTCTCTGCCCAATAAAAATGAAAAATGGAAGAATCTGAAAATACAAAAAACATTATTTACAGTTACTTAGGCAGAGAATCAAACCAGAAAAGATGCTATTTAGTTACTAAACTTCTGTAAATTCTCCATCAATTAATTTGTACATCGTGTCTTCTTTGATTCTTTCTCCGTCCACATACTCTGTCTTTACACACTTAGGAACATATCTATCTTTCTCATAGCTATATTTCCATTCCGCAAGAGTAATCCAACTTCCTTTTTTAGCACTTACGCAACTATCATCCCCTGCACAACAAATAATGCTGTCGTATCCTGTGCTTTTAATCTTTGCGG